AGCGCCGGGGCAAGTGACAAGCGGCAAGGCGCTGAAAGCGTAAAAGGGCAATTTGCTGTTTCCGCGTGCAAAAATGGTAAACGGCGCTTGGCCGTTGCTTTCAAGCCAATTGGCAAAGCGCTTGGCCCATTGCGCCCACGTCCCGCGCTTGTCGGCATCACCGGCCGCTTGAATAGCACGGACTGCCGGTAGTAGTTCGGGGGAATCCGTTGCGACTAGTCGTGCTAGTTTGATTAATTGCTGGCGTTTCATGCTTTTTCGCCTCCCGTTATGGTTATGCGCCCAGCTTGAAAAATGACGTTGACGCGGTCATGGCCCGCGAAAATAGCAGCAACGGCTTGGCCGCTGATGTCGATTATGGGACGCGTATCAGTGCCAGCGACGCCGAACCGGCCAACTTCGCCAGCCGTTAGAGTGATTTTGTTAGTCTGCACCAGCTTCTCGTAACGCACGCCACGATCGAATCCGGCTGCTGTCAGGCGCTTGCCTTCGATCCAAACGCGTCGCCCGCCGCGATGGTGGCCAAGCTTGTAATTATATTTTTTCATTGTGCGAGGATTACCAAGCCAAGCGCAAACAGCGAAACGATGAAAAGCGCATCGGCGATTGTTTGTGTGATTTTCATTTGATTGGGCCGATTGTGTCGGCGCTGGTGTTTACGGCTGGCGCTGGCCGGTTCTTACAAGTAGCTATTCAAGCCGTAGACTTTCGGGGAAAGTAGCTGGCATGGCGAAAACAGGGCGGCCGACTAAACGAACGGAGGAAATAGAAGCGAAAATATTTCGGGCACTTGGCAATGGCCTTTCACGCGATTCTGCTAGTAAATACGCCGGTATTGGGCGGGAGACACTTGCGCGGTGGGAAAAACGCGATGCTACTTTTGGGGCCAAGTTGGCTGAAATTGAAGCGGCGTGGGAATTGCAAATGGTAGAGGCGGCAACGGAAGGCATTGCCAAGCAACCCAAGCTGGCCGTCGATTTATTGGAACGGCGTCGCCCAAGCTGGAATCGCGAAGCCCAAGCGGCCCAAGTTGCTGGTAATCAACGCAATACGATAGCGCCACAACTTGTCATAGCGCTTTGCAATGTCCCCGAAACTCACGCCAGTTTCACGGAAAAGCCGCAAGTTATTGATATTCAGTGACGGAGAGAATCCGGCATGGAGTATCGAGCAACACAACAGCAGCTTGATTGACCAATGTTTACGCCTGGAATTACATGGTAATTCCAACCGCCCTACCCCACACGACACGGGGTGCGGCACGCCCCCACGGGGTGGGTATCATCAATATATATCCCCCAAAAATCACAGCCCCCAAATTTCACCAATGTCAATAACCCCAATGTCAAAAAATCCGACAGCCAATGTCAAATATTCCGACACCCAATGTCGGATAATCCGACACTAATATCTTACCTTATACTTTAACCCCCATATAACCATTTACTTACTATGGCGAATGAAACCAAAAAAAGCGGGATACGGGTCAGCAAGCGGACAGTGGACGAAATCAAAGCTGACGGTGCTGAAGTACAGTACACTAAAGTAGGCGCACGCAAGAAGCGCGTGGTGACCCGTGAAGGGGGTCAGGCGACGTTTGAAAGCGGCAAGAAGGTGGGAAGACCCCGAAAAGCCAAAACGCCGTCAGAAACGAAATTTGACCCCCTAAAAGCGGATACGTCAAAACCAAGTCCGGAACTGATAGAATATGCCGCGCAATTACACAATTTTCCCGAAATGTTCCTTGGCATCAAACCGTACCAGTGGCAGTACGACGTATTGAAGGCGATCAACAACAAGGAGTGTAAAGTAGCGCTGAAAGCGGCGAATGGTTCCGGTAAGACGAGTATGGTGGCTGCGTGTGCGGTAATATGGCATTGCATGCGGTTTCCGGAAAGTACGTGTGTCACGACGGCTGGGGTGTTCCGTCAGGTGAAGGATCAGTTGTTTCCGTATATCCGAAAGTACGTGAGCGGGTTGAATGGTGGCGAGGGGTGGACGGTAAACGCGACGGATGTCCGGTTTCAGAACGGAAGTAAGGCGATTGGGTTTAGTACCAGTGATGGTGGACGTTTCGAGGGGTGGCATAGGACGGGGTCAACGTCGAATTTGTTGATGATCGTGGATGAGGCGAAAACGGTTCCGGATACCATCGCTGAAGCAATATCCCGCTGTCAGCCGAGTCGGCTGGTGTTGATGTCATCGCCGGGAGCCACGGAAGGCTTTTTTTACCGTGCATTTACTAAAGAAGCGCACATATGGGATTCGTTCACGGTTACTTCATACGATTGTCCACACATACCGGAAAGCTGGATAAACGAACAGTTTGAGCGATATGGCAAGGATCATCCACTGGTGCGGTCGATGGTGTTTGGCGAGTTCATGGACATTGGCGAGGAGTCGGTGGTGGTTCCGTACAACTCGTTGCAGTTTTGTTTGACGAATCCACCGACACATATCGGACAGGAAAAAACAGCGTTTTGTGACTTTGCGGCGGGTGGAGACGAGAACGTGTTGGCGATCCGAGTCGGTAACAAAATTGACAAGCTGCTTTGCTGGACGGAGCGGGACACGATGTCGGCAGTTGGGCGGTTCATCATGGAGTTTCAGCGTAATGGACTGAAGCCGGAGGAAATTTATGCGGATGCTGGTGGGTTGGGTATTCCGATGTGCGATGCGTTGTCGGAAGCAGGATGGGACGTGCATCGAGTAAACAACGGTGAACGTGCATATGACGACAGGCACTTCGCCAATCGAGGTGCTGAAATATGGTTTAAGGCGGCACGGGCCATCGAGTTGTGCGAGGTCATTTTGCCGGATGACGACTTACTGCATTCCCAACTGACGACGCGCCGGACGAAACACAACAGTAAGGGTAAGTTACAGTTGGAGCCGAAAGACCAGATGCGGAGTCGCGGACTCCCCTCCCCTGACCGTGCGGATGCGGTGCTGGGAGCCATATCGTGTGGTGGCGCTGGGTCAGCATTGCAGTTGGAGCCGCGACCCAGTTTCATGGAAGCGTTGGCTGAAATGGAACCGGTTGGCATGGAGTTAGACAGTGGATTCAATGCGGGGTACTGATGGAACGGCGGCATGGTGTTGTGTTGATTGGGGAGATCCCAATAACGGTTGTTTCGTTGAGTCTCTGGACGTTTGGGCCGCATGAATCAGTAGCCATGTCCGCTTGTAGCTTTATATGAACGCGATATTGGTTTTACTCGCAAAAGTAGCCGACATGTTAGGCGCATGGTTCGGTGATCGTGAACAGAGACGTGAAGATAAAAAAACGGATCGCACCGCTGAAATACATTCCGATAACGCTGCTGCCATTGATGCTGCTTTGGACGGGATGTCGGACGGTGGATCATCCGGTGACACGGCTGACTGACGGGAATGTCAAACGGCTGATGGAGCAACCGGAATTTAGTGACGTGCAACAGTCTACCCAGACGGTAAAACGCTGGGCGCGGGAGGCGCTGCACACTGTAAATGATTTGGAGTACCAATTGAGAAATGTACGAAAGCAGAAATGACATGTATGAGGCGGTTTTGGAAAGTATCCATGACCGCGCAAAATGGGAGCGACGACAGGGACTTTATTACCAAATGCGGCATGACGGGCTGCGACGTAAGAACAAACCATTTCCTGGTGCTTCCGACTTACACTTTCCGTTAATTGACACGTCAATCGCAAAGCTAAAACCGTTTTACTATCAGCAAATAACGGGACGCGATACGTTGTGTTCGTTTGTTCCGATGCGCCAGCAACTGGCTCCGTTGACCACTGCGGTCGAGCGCTGGTTTGATTATCACATCAAGGAGAAAAGTAACTTTCAAGAGGAGGCGCTGACATGGATTGACCACATGCTGATGACCGGTCACTCCGTCATCAAGGTGTTTTGGGATGACGACAACAAGCGCTGCAAGTTTGAGGCTGTTGATCCGCTGTACTGGATAGTTCCGGAATACACATCCAAGTTGGAAGAAGCTGATTGGATGGTGCAAATCATGCCGATGCCATTGCTGCGGCTACTCCTGATACTGCTGTTGAGGTGGTAACTGGCAATCAAGTTAAGTTTGAGGTTTGTGATTTTGAGCAGGCCGACCCGATGCTGGAAATAAGGGCATCATGTAAGAATATATCTGTTGATACCTGTAATTTCGGATCAAGCAGCAACACAACATCATTCATTCTGCTGACATCTGTGGATGGG